TTTGCGACAAAAAACAAATAAAGCTTTCCGAACCGTTTTCCGGCATTTTTTTTAATCTCATGTAATTCCCATAACAAAAAATGCAAGAAGCTGTCGTCCAACCAATAAAGGGTTCTCAAGGGGAAAAATTTCCCCTTTATCGGTCAAAAGACCACGCACCGCCCTGAAAAGAAATTTCGACCTAAAGTTTTTCAATTTCCCTTATATGCAGCACCTGTCCCCTCAAAAATCATCACGCTCGTGATACTTGTTTTTCTGCCGTAGGCGTGTCCTTTATGACCTACCAGGTAGCTGATACCTTTGCATAAAAAGAAGGTCATGAACGATATCATTACACAGAATCTACTCACATTCATACTCGGTGGTGGTCTCCTGTCATTCATCACTGGGGTGATTACACTCAAGTACACAAAAAAACAAGCGGAAGCCAAAGCTCTCAGCTCCGTACAAGATGTATATCAGGAACTAATCGCTGACTTGAGAGCCGACAAAGAAGCTATGAAGAAAGAGAGAATAGAAAGCGAAACAAAGTGGGCTACCCGTATAGAAAAGCTAGAAAACAATCAAATAGATCAGGATAAAAAGATAGCGGATAACGAAAACGAAATAGCCGACCTGAAACGATTCAAATGTATAAACCTATTGTGTAACAACCGAAAACAATGAAACATCATGTACACACCCTCATTCTTCTTGCTAGCCTTACTATCACTTGGCTATTGTGTAGTTGCCGTACTACTTATCAAAAAGATCGTAGCGCTCAAGAGCAAAGTAATCTTTCTATCTCAGATTCAACTCTGTACGATAGAACCGGAGATATCTACTCCCGATTCAACTTCAATAAGGAAGAAGCCGATAAAGGTTGGAAGATCAAAGTCAACTTCGACACATCGAAAGCTACAAATCCGGCTACCGGCCTACCCCCGATATCGGATATCGAGATTGAGGGGAGCGAGAAGAATATCAAAACCCTGCTACAAGAAAATGACACTGTACACATATCTGAGAAGCAAAAGACGAAAACTGATATCACGTTTCAGCAAGACAGCAAATTAGAGTCTCACCGAGACGCCGATAATTCCGTCGCAACCGGAATAGACAACGGCATCAAATACGGACTAATCATCGGGATTCCAATAGTATTTATCATCTTAATCTTTATCAATCATGCTAAAAGACAAAAGAATACATCAAAGTAAGATCTGGCAGATAATGGAACGCAGAAAAGACGGAAAGCCTCTTGAATTCTCTATCCAATTCTGCAAAAAAAGCAATGGCGAATTGGTTACTTACGATCGAGCAGTATTAACTTCATTCCATAGCAGCGGAAGCACAATCAATGTATTACCCTGTGGAGAAGTTACCCCCAAAAAGATTCGCCGGTGCCTTGTCACCAAATTCAATAATTTCAAAGTATATTTCTAATGAAACAGCAAAAACTGCAACAGGCACCAGCTAACCTTATTCTGGAAGGATATGATACCTATGCCGTCTTAAAAGGTGGCAATAATGTTATCAAATTCAGTGATAACACCGATATCACCACTGACAAAAACACATCCGCTATTGAAGTTACTCCCAAAGGAAAAGCGGCTCCAATTAAATTTATGCAACGTGGACGAAATAATAATATGCCTTACGACATTATGAAAAAAATAGGGATTAATGTTACCGTAGGAAGCAACATTGAATTCAAGAACAAAGTCGTATTCGGAGACAGCATACTCGTATATCGCAAGTATCGCGATAAGGCTACAAAGAAAATAATAAAAGAAGAAGTCCTCCCGGAGGAACAGCCGGAAATCTTTGAATTCCTCGAAAACAACAACTTCAATTTTATACGTATGGAGTTAGCCAATGACCTTGTTATATTCTATGACGGCTATCTGGAGTATATATTTAACAATGATGATAAATCTCCCCGTATCGTGCAAATCAAAGCAAAAGAGTCTACCTGTTCCCGAATAAGTGAGATTGACGAGAAGACCGGGAAAAGCGAGTGGCACGGTTACTCAGCCGAATGGCATAAAGGAACACCGGAAGATCTTGTCGCCACTCCCCTGCTCGACAGGCAATCTCCATTGCTCGATTTAAAAATAAGAATCGGGCTTGCGCCTAACAACAACGGAAAAACAATAGTAGGCAAAGATCGTAGGTTCATCCACAATCTTCGTATCTCCACTCCAGGACGTTTTTATTACAGCCATCCGTATTGGTGGAGCGTTTTTGCGTCCGGCTGGTATGATTTCTCCAGTGCAATCCCTGTTTTCAAAAAATCACTGATCAAGAATCAAATGGCACTCAGATACATTATCTATATCCAAGAAACCTTTTGGGAGAAGCTATACGCATCAGAAAAGATTGTCAAAGATGATGAAAAGGCAATCCGCAGAGGTAAATTCCTTCAAGACATGAACGACTTCTTAGCCGGCGAAGAAAATGCCGGCAAAGGTTTTATATCCCACTTTCGCTATGACCGTATAAAAGGATTTGAAGATAAAGATATCATTATCACCCCTCTCGAATCATTCTTCAAAGGTGGAGAATACATCGAAGACAGTGAAGAAGTCAGTAACATGATGTGTTACGGAATGGGGGTACACCCCAGCATTATCGGCGCAGCTCCGGGAAAGGGAAAAAGTATCAATGGTACCGAAGCCCGCGAGCTATTCACTATTGAACAGGCACTAATGAAAATGTATCAAGATCTAACTCTGGAACCTCTATACTTTGTCAAGGCTATAAACCAGTGGCCTAAAGACATCTATTTTGCCGTAACTAACTGCCAGTTGACCACACTTGACAAAGGTACGGGAGCAACTAAGAACACAGGTTTAACCCCGGAAACTGAACAAAAATGAATATACTCATCCCCGACATCGAAACTTTTAAAAAGGTAGTCAAAATAAACGCCTCGCTGCCTTATGAGTCTATCGAACCATATATCGAAGACGCATTGGATATCTACATAAAGCCATACATCGGAAAGTCCGTCATCAAAAAAGCAAAAGAATGCCCAGAATCTGAATTATGCGACAGATTACTACGTGCACTCGGCCCATTGACCCTAATGCTTGCTACTGACGAATTAGGTGTCATGTTTGGAGACAGCGGCATCACAGTAAGTAATGTACAAGGGCAACGTTCTCCTGCCAGTGACACAAAAATTGCAGCAGCCAAAGTAAACCTATGCTTCCGGGGAATGCAAGCTCTCGACCGGTTGATATCCTACCTGGAAGAAAACAAGGCGGATTATTCTGACTATGTCGCTGACACTATTTCCCGCTTTTGTTTTATCCGTAATGCGACGGATTTTCAAGATATCGGCATGGTAAATATAGACTACTCCATATTATCTTATCGCATCATGTTCCCTACCATTCGCCAGCTTCAGGAACATAACGTCCGGGAAATGATATCGGACAAAGTATATGAAGCAATGAAAGAAGCATTCTCTAAAAGTAAGGAAACACCCAAACAGAAGATACTTATTGAATATATTATCCGTTATCTTGCCAATAAAACAGCCGAGTTGTACACCTCACAGAAAACAACCGAGCAACGTATATCCGGTAGAAAGATCGAATACTCCCCCACTATCCGACCGATTTATCAAGATCCGTCCGCAAACGGTAACTTCTTCGCCGATCAGGCAACATACTACGCCGGCAAGATACGCTCCTACCTGACAGAAAACGGGACGGAACTTGGAATTGAAACAATATCTCAAGCTATGAACTTCAATTCCAAAGACAAAAAGCTATTTACCTCAATATCATAATATCATGCATACAATACAAATCAATGACGATATTTACAAGATACCGGGAAACTGGGACGAACTAACCCCCAAGCAGCTTCTTTATCTAGTAGCACTTACCCAATCAAATGTACCGGTAGAGCAAGTTAAAGTCTACATGATGCTTTATTGTCTAAAAGCGCACGTATGCCGGCACAAAAAAATATTCAAGGAATATGTCCGTATAAAAATCGGGCAGGAAAGTGAAACTGTCCGTTTCCAGATTCGCAGCCGTCAATACTTTCTCCTTCCGGAAGAAATCAGCCTGCTTGCTGATCAGTTCAACTTTCTGATTCGTAAAGTAGAGAACCGCCTCAATACCTCATTGAAACAATACCTTATTAACCCTGAACTGACAACCAATCCTTATCCAACCCTCCGTTGCCGCTTAAGAAAATTCACCGGCCCGGAAGACCAATTATTCGATATCACCTTTGCACAATTCATGTATCTGCAAACATACCTGGACGCCATGCAATCAGATCCTAAAAAGATCAATCACCTGTTAGCTTGTCTGTGGCATCGTGGAAAAGAGTTCGATATCAATTGTCTGGATAAAGATGCAGCCATTCTGCAACATCTCCCTGAAGATAAAAAAATAACTATGTACTGGTACATTCTAGGAAGTCTCTCCTGCATGGCCGAAGCTTATCCACGAATATTCTCCGGAGAAGGAAAAAGTAACGGTCGTGTATTTGATTCGCAGCTCCGACTACTTGACTCCCTTGCACAATCAGACATGACCAAAAAGCCGGAAATCAGAAAAGGTCTTTTTCTTGATGCCTTGTACGCAATGGACGAATCGATCAGACGTAAAGAGGAAACCGAAGAAAGTCTAAGAAACAGATAAAAGTTTGTTAGTAGCAAACAAATAAACAACAAAAAGTTTGTTAGTAGCAAACTTTTCTGTATATTTGCAGTGTCAAACAAACGCGGGTGACGTCCGCATAAGTTCTTTTATATTATGGAACAATTGTTCGAGGCTATCCTAAAGATAGCAGATGCGAATCCTGACGGATTCACGGTTGACCTCACAACCTTAAAAAAGGTCACAAAAGGTATTTCAGTCGCCTATCTTGAAACCCAAGACTGTTTCGGAGAAGAAGGATTGAAAAGAGTTCTTAATCATGCTTTGATGCACGAAAAGAAAGTCGGTGGATGGCTTAACGAAGAAAACAATCAGTTTTATTTCGACTCCATCAGGATTTTCACTAATCTCGAAGAAGCCAAGCAATTCGGACGTGAAAATGGGCAGATCGCTATTTTCGACATTGGGCAAATGAGACTCATCAAATTGTGATCCGGAGGGGCGAAAGCCCCTCCATTACAAAGTATATTGTATTATTAAATACCCGATTATCAAAACGTAAATTGATGAATTATGAAGAATCTTGAATTACTACCTCTCCCTGCCGAGAGTAAAAAGCGAATAGATGAATTTGCAAGGCAGTATCAGCGCATGGGGCACATCTCCATTGAAGTTGTCTCCTATAATGAAGGCCGGTTAATTGTTCGAGCAGAACAAAAAGATCTGGTAAATGACAAGTTCCTTAGTAAAAAAGAACTGACTGAACGTATCCGTGAAATGTTTAAAGGAGAAATCCCGGACAACTGGAAGCTGACCGTATCTGCCGTAAACTTCGACCGTAAAGACATCGACGGTATTACCGTTGATTGGATAAAAAGACGAATGGAACGCCTGGGATTAAAAAGTAAGCACCTGAGCAACTATACAGGTATTGACAAATGCACCGTATCCTCACTTCTGTCCGGTGACAAAGAGCTGACCAAATGGCACAAGGTAGCGCTATATTACTTTTTTAAATATTACGAAGTAGCCAACTTCTAACTTTCATTTGTAAGCGGAGCAAAAAACTCCGCTTACTTTTTGCCAAATCTGAAAAAGATTGTACTTTAGCACCTGCCCAATATCGTTATTAAAACATGAATCCCTTGCCATAGTGTAACCAGATATCTGGTTCCGGTTAATAACACCGGTGGGCGCACTATAGTGAGGGATTCGCCCATTTTCATTATGGAGTTAACACGGATTTTTCACCCTGTAGGCTTCGGTGCTTTCTATACCGAAAAACACGTTGATCCACATACTATGAAATATTTCAATATCGTATACGATTGTGGTACTGTTACTGCTGGAGTTAATTTAGATTTGATGATTCAATCTAGATTCAATAAAGGAGAACAAATTGATATTCTTTTCATATCCCATTTTCATGAAGACCACATTAGCGGAATCCCAAAGCTAATGAAACACTGCAGAATAAAAAGAGTAGTGATACCTTATATTCCCAAAGGCGACAGGGTACTATTCGCATACTCAAATAGAGATTTAGCTGGTTATGAAGAGCTTATCACCAATACTGAGAACTATTTTAGGAATGAAGCAGAAATAATCCGGATACTTCCAGAAGAAGAAAGCGAGGATAACAACAATGAAACCAGAGATGAAGAACTTACAATGCCTAGCGGTAGATCAATTACAGCTACATACATTGGAGTACCGATTGCTGATTGGTGCTTCATTCCATTTAATTATAATTATGCTGCTAAAGTCAAACAATTGCAAGTCGCATTAAAGGCTGAAGGCTTAGATCATTCTAAGCTCGATTCAGTATCTTATATTAAAAACAACTATGATAGAATCAAAAATGTATACAAAAATTTATCTGGAAATATTAATGATACATCCTTAGTGGTCTTCTCTGGAATGCACCTAAATTTCATTCCCTACATTTTTTTTTCTTATCAACCAGGAAGATACGAAATGTATAAAACAGGATTAAATTGCATATACTACGGCGATGTAAATACCGATAAAGACATACTCTATAATAGACTAATGAAACGTTTACAAAATCTCTACGCAACTATCCAAACAATACAAATACCACATCATGGTTCAAAACACAATTTTAGATCGACAATAATAAATCCAGGTTCAATATCTATTGTCTGTACAGACAGTAATCACAAAAAGCAATACCATCCTGATCCAACAGTTATTGTTGATATAGTGAACACAGGTTCTTTTTTACATCAAGTAACAGATAATGTAAACTCCACACTTACCGAACATGGGCACTATTAACCTATTTCCTATTTATATATAAAGATGGCAGAAACTTATAATTAAGAATCAGTCCAAGAGATACTCTCTTGGGCACAGAAAATATTAGAGAATAAAGCCTATCCAAAAGGAAATATTCAACTAAATAAAAGCACTAAAATTCTTGATTGTGGATCCTTCCTAAGCACTATGATACAAATGGTATCAAAGAACTGGGAAAATCCGACATTCAATACAGCGATTGATCAGCTCAGGGAGTTTAAAAAGGCAACCGAATAACGGTTGCTTTTCTATTTATATGAAAGTAAAGTTTCAAAAAAACGATTTTCATTTTGCTATCTTCATAAGTATTTGTAATTTAGCTGTCGCCAAATAATTATATAAAAATATGAATCCCTTTTCATTGCGTAATCCGTAAAATCGGATTAAGGTCTTTATATAACCTTTTGGCGCGCGGTGATAAGGGATTCGCCATATTTAATCATGAAAAAAGGGACACAGTCAAGTAAACCGATCAAACCTCAAATCAGACCGGGCAGTGGAATTCAAACCAATGGTGCACCAAAGCCCAAACAGAAGTAGAATGCTCCGCAATCAGTATACAGACTATTATACAGATCGTAAAAAAGCATATCTTCAAACAACGGCCATACCAAATAGTCCTTATCCTAATATCTTCCAGGTTAAGGGCTATTTTGTTTTCAATAGCCTCTAAATGATCAGCTACAATATTCACATATCGCTTATTGCCTTTTATTTTGCAAGAACGATAATAGTTCATGAAAATATCAATATCGAGTTCTGAAGGCTTTTTACCAGACAACCAAATAGTATGAATACATATAATTTTCAATATCAAAATACCCAAAACCACAACAGAAGCCAATATACCAATGATAGATATTAACACAAGACTTATATTTCCTTCTTGCATATTTAATATCCACCCGAATCCAGTCAACACAGTAATAATACCTGTTAATAGAATATATGATCTATCAGTTATCCTATTAGATACATCTACTATACCCTCTAACTGTCTTTCCGCTTCGTTTAAATAGAAATCAACCGTATTTTTATCAAGTTCATTTCGCGACTGTTCTGATATAATACACTTTTGCTCCATAGTCATTTATTTTTGAGCTAAAATACATTATTCTATTGGCATTACAAATATATTACCACTATCTTTGTTCCGTAACAAATTAAAACCACACAAATGAAAAAAATCATTCTACTTTTTGCGGTTGTAACCGCAACGATGTGCAGTGTTTCTGCACAAAATGACTATATTGTTAAAACTAATGTAAAACCAACGGTTACTGAATCCGAATTATCACAAGAAGAAAAGTTTATCAAAGATAATTTCCAATTCCTCAACATCGGTGAATGGCAATCAGGAATGAGATTTATGATTATTCGTTCCACTAAAGACTATGGAAGGTTTGATCTAAAACCTTGCGATTTTGAAACAATTGATATCAACAATTATTTTAATCAAATTATCACATTAGACACTATTATTTCATATTCTAAAGAAGAACCTTTCAAAGGAGCAGTAAGAACACGAATTATATTCAAGACAAGTGACAATCATTGTTTAGAGTATAACACAAAGGTTAGTTTAGAAGGCCTTTGTAAATCCAAATTAGCTAAAATTTCAGGAATAGCTTATCTTGGAGATGTTGACAAAGCACGTAAACTTTTAATTGGTAAAACAGTATATAGTAAAGAAAGGTTAGCATTTATAGATACTAATGATATAATAACAAGTATACCTATTAAAAGATTGTCTCCTTACAAAATTAAAAATATAGGTGTAGGAACTGACAGCGAACCTGTTAAAATAATATTAGAAAATCCCGAAGGAAACGATTTCTTTTACACCGTTTTTCTCTCTGGAACTAATACATCTAAAATTAGTATGGCAAGACCTTTCTCGTATTATTTCTATTTTTCGAATCCAAAAGATCAATATCCTAATATGTCTCAAGTCAATTGGAATTTAGTAACAAAAGGTAAAGTTAAAATTGGATGGGATAAGAAATTATGCAAGTTATCATGGGGAGAACCTGAAAAAATAAACACCACTAAAGGTAGCTTTGGTACTCATGAACAGTGGGTATATCCTGATGAGTCTTATTTGTATTTTGAAAATGGAAAACTTACAGCTATACAGAATTAAACTAATTAATTTGGCTATCTCAAATATTATCCTCATATTTGTATCGCCAAACTATTACAGAAATATCTGTACCGAATGAGCCCGGTTAGATGCTCAATACGAAATTGGGCTTTTTTTATGTCCATCAGTTTGCTCTTGACATTTACGTCTTCAGCAAATTCATATACGAAATAGTAGAAGTTTATTTATAAACGAATACGGCTGTCTTTCCCACATTGTTATAATGCTCTTCGGTGGATTATACTGTGATAGTTTGGCGACTCGGGAATTGGCAGCCGTTCGTGTATCATTCCGATACACGAGAACTTGCCTTTAACAGCCAAACTATCACAGTATATGAAACAAGTAGCCCAAGGCACGAACTACGTGCCCTCATTCCGTACAGGAATGAACGTAAACACGCTCCAAGAGCGTTATTTCCGTGAACTGAAAAAAGACTGCGCTATCAACTCCGCATCAGACGCCTATTACGTCTCTGCTATCGCCTGTTTTTGTTTGACCTTCATCTTTCCACCAGCCGTGATCGGAGCAATCATCTGTGTCTATCGAGCAAAGAAGTGTCAGAAAGGAGGTCGAAAATGATGTTCTTCATCCACCATGTACAGACTTACAAGAATGTAAACCGCAAGGGGCAGGAAATGTGTGAGTTCGCCCAGGCATACGACCGAATTTTAGTACAAGATGAATGTGCTATGGATTCTCTAAAATGCGAATTTGAAGAAGTTGTCAAGGAACTGAATGACAAATATCCCCATCAAAAAGTTCTCAAGTTTAATGGGCATAATGGAGACTCTTCCGGCGGACAATGGAGTATAAAGTTAGGTGATGATGACAGCAGTCCTGTATGTCATATCTCATACAGTAAAGTACGCGGTCATTATTCTTTTGGAGAAGGATCTCACCTACTGGAGCAGAAAGGAGACCAGCCATGATACCAACAGAAATCAATGGCATCATCCTCACCGATGATTGTATCTCATCAATCAAAACTATCCAAGAAGGAGAACACTCTTGGATGGAAGCAACACTGGAAAAAGCAATTGACTTAGCTCTTGACATTGATTCTCCGGACATCGATTCTGTCAATCGACTAACACTCATATCTGAAATCAGAATAATTAAAAAGCATATCCAAGCAATAAGTAATATTCAACCTCTAAAAAAATAACATTATGAATAGACATGAAGCTTTACAATTAATAAACAAGTTACTAGATCCGGAAGTAGCAATGGACGAAAAACAACGTGCAGCCGCACAACTTTCTGAATTAATTCGTATCTTGCTTCCCGAATCAGACGAAGAACAAAAATGATATTAACGATAGTAAGCATATCCGGAATAGTATTACTGTGCCTGGCCTTTTTTAAAGCCTCGCACTCTTTTCTGGCAAAAGCATTCTGGATTATATTAATGTTTCTTTTGCTAGGACTACTCCTACTCTTTTAGTCTCCGGTTTTGTCCTTTATAGCCCGCCCGCTGCGGGCTATTTTTGTCTCCATAACCTAAATATCATGCAGTTATGGAGTATGACCATTTCGCTTATGGCGAAGCACTGGCTTCGTCACTCAAAGACATCTCACACAGCCCACAGAAGAAAAGATTCTTCACAGCTTTCGGACTGGAGGACCTGACGGATCTTAACGACAGCCTGTCTTCTGTTGACGGAAACATTCTAATTGCCGTTGATGGTTGCGAATCCGACTCCGAAGACAATGGAGCGGACGCACTCAACGACAAACAAGTTTACTCATTCATCGTCGCCCAAAGTACGGTCTCCGGAAATCCGAACTCTATCAATCAGGCTGCAAAACAATGTAAATGTATATGCAAGCAGATTCGCAACAAACTGCTGAAGGAAGTCGAATATGTAGACCGAAATACACAGATTAATGGCATTGGACCTATCGGTGACAATTTCTATGGCACCGTATTGACTTTCTTTCTGAATGTTCCGGAAGACTATATCATTGACGAAAACTTCTTTCTATAATGGGACTTTATAAACGATTATCAGAAAACAGGAATGAAGTCAGACGGTACAATGCAGCCAGACGAAAAGCCGAGAAGTTCTCCTCATCGCCTTCTTCACGCCTCATTCAAATGGAGACGATTTCAGAAATAGAACGGTTCAACCTGGCTAAAGATGCAGATCGGTCAACTGCGTTTAATAAAGAAATAGAGCAATGGCAAGATTCCGTTTCCAAACAACTCAAAGCCTCTATTGCATCACGTAGTCTACGGATAGCTCGCGAGTTGCAGCCCAAAGCATATACAGACAGCTACGGGCTTATCAATCGTCTAGGTTTCTCTTTTCCCAGACATGGTGTCTACATCCACAAGGGAGCCGGGCGTGGGCAAGGCGGTTTCTCCGGTAGCAAATGGAGTTATCTAAAACGAATCAATGGAATTGAAATAAATACAAGCATCATCCGCCATACAAATCCCGCCTCACTTGGTAAGCAGAATGAAGGGAACCGGCTCGCATATCATTGGTTCGATCCTGTTATAAAGAACCGGCTTCCGGAACTTGCTGATATCTGTATGCGCTATTTCGATACCATGATTATCGACGCGAGCAAAATATACATAGAAAAATAAAAACAGACCTTATGAACGACCTGAACCGTAGTATAAAAATATTCATCGACGGCACCGAAGCTTCTGCCGGAGTTAAGAAGATAGAAGATGCTATCACGCAATTAGAAAACAAAATATCTTCTCTCGATAAATCAGAATCCGGATATAGCAAGAAATCCAAGACCCTGCAAAAAGAACTGGAAAACAAGCACAAGACCCTAAATACTTACAAGCAAAAAGTCTCGGAGACTGACCGTGTCTTGAAGAATCTCTCCGGAGCAACCTATGACGAATTACTTGCTGTCAGTCAAAACGTCCGTAAAGAACTTCGTGCGGCCGTACCCGATACCGCACAATACAATGCAGCTCTGGAACAAAACAGACGGGTGACCGAAGCCGTATCCAGAGCACAAAAAAATATGCGCGTAGAAGTTGGATGTCAAGCCAGCCCGATAGGGAAAGCAGTGGAAATGTTCAATAAATACGCGGCTGTTGTCACCACCGTCATAGCGGCCGTAACCGGATTAACTCTGAAACTGAATCAACTTCGGGAGAAACGCAACGAACGCGAAGACGCTAAAGCCGATGTAGAAGCATTAACCGGCTTGTCGAAAGACAGCATCGACTGGCTGGAACAACAAGCAGTCCGCCTCTCTACTCAAATGACAGATTCCGGAATCCGCATCAGGCAATCAGCAACAGAAATCCTTGACGCTTACAAGCTCGTCGGTTCTGCCAAACCGGAGTTATTATCGAACAAGGAAGCATTAGCGGAAGTAACCGAACAAACTCTTATTCTGGCTTCCGCCTCCGGAATGTCATTAAAAGATGCTGTTGACGCCGTTACTCTCTCACTCAATCAATATGGGGACGGTGCTGATCAGGCAGCCCGCTACGCTAATGTCATGGCCGCCGGTTCTAAATACGGTGCTGCCGCCGTTGAATCGGTAACTACCGCAGTCACCAAGTCAGGTGTCGCCGCTTCATCCGCCAACATCCCTATCGAGCAGTTAGTAGGCACTATCGAAACTTTAGCAGAAAAGGGTATCAAAGATGAAATTGCCGGTACCGGCTTAAAGAAATTCTTCCTGACCTTACAGACCGGAGCTGACGAGACCAATCCCAAAATAGTAGGTTTGGAAACCGCACTGGATAACTTGCAGAAAAAGCAACTATCAGCAGCCCAAATCAAAAAAATGTTTGGTGAAGAAGGATATAACGTTGCCTCTGTCCTGATCAACGAGACTGAAAAAGTGAAATACTATACTAAGGCTGTCACCGGTACCAGTGTCGCAATGGAACAAGCAGCCACCAAATCCGATACAGCGGCTGCCAAACTCGCTCAAGCCAAAAACAAAATGAATGAAATGGGAATGGAGCTAATGGAAAAGCTCAATCCTTCAATCATAAGCGTGGTAAACGGCACTGTAAACTGGAGCCGAAAGATTATTGACCTGATCGGATTCATGGTCAAACACTCAAGTACCATTATTACCCTGACTACTGCCATTACAACTTATTATCTTGCAGTAAAAGCAACCGAATTTTATGAGACAAAACTTAGAAATGCCAAACTACTCAACATTGCTACGGACAAAATAGCAGAAACCTGGAGTAAAATTCGTTTAGCTTCTACACTAGCTCTGTCTGCCGCTAAATTTGCATTATCCGGAAACATTAAAATGGCCACAACTGCAATGAGAGCCTTCAATACTGCAACCAAAGGTAATCTAATCGCACTAGTGGCTTCTGCCGTAATCGCAGCAGCTATGGCTTTCTACAAATTCTTTACACGAACATCAGAAGCGGAAGATGCTCTCAACTCTTTTCTTAAAGCATCTAATAAAGAACGAGACGAATTACGCAAGTTGACGGATGCTGCCGAGAAAGCCGGTGACGGCACTCAACGACGCAAGGAGTTGATAGAAGAAATAAATTCTAAATATGGTCAATATCTGACAAACCTGTTAGATGAGAATTCATCTCTAAAAGACATCAAGAAGGCCTATAATGAAATTAATACGGCAATGGAACAAAACATTGCAAAAAAAATACTGAACGAAAGATCCGAAAAAATATCCAGAGATAATATGGATAAAAAAATAGACCAGATGAAGGATGTAAAGGACATCTTGTTGGCAGATCTTCCCGCTTCTCAGGTTAACAAGATTAGCCAAGGTATAGATATAACCACAAAAAAACTCATTGAACAAGGAGAGACAGCCGAATCTATTGCTAAATCTTTATACAATACTATACGTAGAGTATATTACGATAACGGACACCTTTCCACAAATTTAATAGGCGATATAGAAGATTATGCCAAAACAATAAAGAAAGAATATAAAGACATAAAAAAGATACAAGATGAATTTTCTCCCTATCTACCTTCAGAAAGAAGTAACCAACAGTCACAAAGTAATCAATTAGCGGAAGTGGTGGTTACAGCTAATAAACCAGCCTCAAAAAATACTACTACTGATGATGAAAAAAAAAGCCAAGAGAAACTCAAAGAGCAACTTGAAATAGAAAAAAAATTATATACCCAAAAACAAGCCTTCTTAAAAGAGATGTACCTGGAAGGTGGCGATGAAACTCTGCAAACAGAAGAACAACTTCAAAAGGAAATGGAATGCATCCAAATGGAATACCTGGAACGTTCTCTGAAAGCAGCTGGCACCAAATCTAAAGAAGGTATTGATTTTCAAAATCAAATTAATGATCTGAAGCTTAAAATGCAGAAAGAGCACATTCAAGAACAACTCAACGAAGAAAAAGCTCAATATGAACAACAGCAACAGGATTTAAAAATGTTGTATGCTTCCGGAAAAGATGATAACCTGAATTCCGAGGCTGCATACAATGATGCGATGGAACAACTCACTATCATGCATCTCGAACGAATGCTCTCCCTTACCGGTCTGAATGCCGAACAACGAAAGCAAGTAGAGAAACAACTACTTGATTTCAAGGTAAAATGCATGAAGGAAGAACAAGACGCCCACGCCAAAGCCAAAGATGCTGAACAAAAAAAGACTGAAGCCCAGACCCGAAAAGAGCAGCAACAATACCAAGACCGACTTCAAACATACAAGCAATATGGTTCCGAGCTAGGTTCTGCAATGGGCAATCTTATTTCCGGACAGGAAAACGCGATGCAAGGCTTTGCTGATACTATGATTGATATCGTGTTCGATATATTAGGAAAAATAGTTGAAGCAGAAATTGTAAAAGCAACAGCTACAGCAACCGGTGCTGTTGCCAGATCCACAGCGGAAGCCATGGCCATGCCTGACTCGGTAGCCACATTCGGTGCTTCCGGCGCAGCTCGTGCTGCTATCCTCTCCGGATTGATTATGGCAGCACTCGCAACCGCCAAAACAGCC